AGCTTTTGATCTACATAAAACACTTGTAGAAGAAGAAGGTTATGACCCACAATCTGACGAATATTATGCAGAAGTTGATAAAAGAATAAGACTTGAATTTCCGCACAAATTTGATAAGATAGATGGTAATTCTACAGAAAGAGTAAAACCTACTCAAAATGTAGCATCAGCTAAACGTTCAAGCAATACCGGACGCAGAAAAACTGTCAAACTCACGCCTTCACAGGTAGCAATTGCTAAAAGATTAGGTGTGCCACTAGAAGAATATGCGAAACAAGTAAACATCACGGAAGGAGTATAGGCATATGGAAAAAGATAATAAAATAAGAACTTCACGTGCGAGTCAGACAAGAATTAAATCTGAAAAGAAAAAAACTTGGACTCCACCCTCATCCTTGGATGCACCGCCTGCGCCAGACGGCTATAGGCATAGATGGATTAGAGCTGAAACTATGGGTTTTAACGATACAAAAAACATAGCAGCGTCTCTTCGAGAAGGATACGAGCTTGTAAAAGCTGACGAATATCCTGATGAAGATTTTCCAACTATGAGCGAAGGCAAATACGCAGGAGTCATCGGAGTAGGAGGCCTATTGCTGGCTAGGATACCAGAGGAGATTGCGCTTCAAATTGAAGAGTACTATAAGAAACAGACTCAAGACAAAGAAGAAGCAATTAATTCCAATCTTATGAAGGAACAGCACCCAAGTATGAGATTCTCAAAAGATTCGAGTACTCGTGTAACCTTCGGTGGTACAAAGAAAAGCTAATTATTTAGTAATTCCTCAACCAACGAATTAAACTAAAACCGTACTGGAGGCCCTTCGGGGCAGGTACATAAAAAGGAAACAATACTATGGCAAATGCAAGTACAACTGGATTTGGTTTAAGAATGGTCATGAACGTTGGTAACACACCAGCGACTTCTGGACAGTCTGAATACAAAATCCAAACAGCACCAGGCGTAGCATCAAACAAAGGTGATCCAATGTCGTTTAACGATGGTGGAGCAGCTGCGGGAGAAGCTGGTAAGGTGCAAGATGCTTCTTTTACTGTTACTGATGATGGTGGAAATGGTGGAACTGCGTGGACAACTGCGAACTCTGCTCTTTTATTAGGTGTTTTCAACGGAGCTTTTTTTATAAACTCTAATGGAAAACCTACATTCTCAAACAATGTAGTAGCATCACAAGCAACGTCAATAGACTACAATACAGGGTCTAATGACATCATAGCTTTCATCAACGATAATCCTAATCAGGAATACGTTGTAAAAGCTGACGCCGCTTTGGCAGACACTCTTCTTGGAGTTAACCCAATGGAAGGCTTTAATACTAACAACTACACAGCAACAGATAACAAAGATGGTCAATCGATCACTACGTTAGATGTTGGTTCTGCGGCAGCAACTTCAATGTTTACTGTCGTAAGAAGCGCAAACGATCCTGAAAATAATGACCAAACAGTTGCAGGATGCAACTTCGTGGTCGTTATTGCGAAGGGTTCTGCGTTGTATAACTAATAGCAAATAGGAGTATATAACTATGGCAATATCAAGAGCACAACTAGTTAAAGAACTAGAGCCTGGTCTAAATGCACTATTTGGACTAGAGTATAAACAATATGCTAATGAGCATGCTGAGATTTTTGATACAGAAACTTCAGACAGAGCTTTCGAAGAGGAAGTAATGTTATCAGGTTTCGCGAATGCAGCAGTAAAACCTGAAGGACAAGGTGTTACTTTTGACGACGCACAAGAAACTTACACAGCTCGTTACACAAACGAAACAATTGCGTTAGCGTTTGCAATCACAGAAGAAGCTATCGAAGATAACTTGTATGACAGACTTGCGTCTAGATATACAAAAGCGTTAGCAAGATCTATGGCAAACACAAAGCAAGTTAAGGCAGCAGCAGTATTGAACAATGCGTTCGATGCAAATTTTGCTGGTGGTGACGGAGTAGAATTATGTTCTACTGTTCACCCTACATTAGCTGGAACTTTCTCAAACGAGTTAGCAACAGCTGCTGATCTTAATGAAACTTCATTAGAACAGTCGTTGATTGACATCGCGGCGTTTACTGATGAAAGAGGCCTAAAAATTGCGGCACAAGGAACTAAATTAATAATTCCTTCAGCGCTTCAATTTACTGCTGACAGACTTATGAAGTCTGAAGGTAGAGTAGGTACTGCTGATAATGATATCAATGCAGTTAGAAACATGGGAATGATTCCGCAAGGATACACAGTTAACCACTATCTAACTTCTGCAAAGAAATTCTTTATCAAAACAGATGTACCTAATGGTCTTAAGCACTTTGTTAGAGCACCTATCAAAACTTCAATGGAAGGTGACTTTGACACTGGCAACGTAAGATACAAAGCTAGAGAGAGATACGTATTCGGATTCTCTGACCCTAGAGGTATCTTCGGATCAAACGCAACATAATAAATAATTAATTAGGGGCCGCCTTAAAACGGCCCCTTTTTTACATATAAAGGTGTGTAAATGAAAAAACTTCTAATCACTATTTGGGCCTACGATTATCATGCTAAATTTGAAATTTTAGCTAATGATAACGCTGAAGATGTGGAAAATGCTATACTTGACAAACTGGGAGAGAATAGTATAAAATGGGAGTATATGGGCAACGTATATAGTGCCCAACCAAGAATAACTTTTGAGGAGGTTATTAATGATACAGGACCTGTACAAACGAAAACAGTCCTTGGAGTTGAAGTGGCAACAGGAGCACCTAGATAATGATAGGTATACTCTTGACATGGTCAGAATTGATGACAAGATTAGACAAGTCATTACTGAGATCAAGCTTGAAGAAGCTAAAATTGCTCACAGGCAAAATTCTATTGAAGGAGCCGCTCCACAAGTTTCTGTAGCTACTTAAACAAAAGCTACATCGCTGAAATTGCATAAATACCTTAGGATCTCTTGCACTCTATTAAAATGTGATGTATAAAAGACACACTATACAATTAATTAGAGCATAGACGCGTATAGTCGACGGCCTAGAGACTATGTTCAGAAAACTAGGAGGATACAATTATGGCATCAACTACATTTTCGGGACCGATTAAAGCGGGAACGATTTCAAATACAACAGGTACAACACTTGGCGATGATGTAAAAAACACAGGTCAAGTTGTAATGTGTCAATCACAAGCAGTGACTCAAGCAGATGGTACAACTAACATCGTACTTCCTGCAAATTCACAAATCGTAGGAGCTGAATTATCAGTAACTGCAATTTGGTCTGGAGCAGCAAGTACAACAGGACTTGGTTTTGTTGGAAATGCAACAGCATTAACAGCAGCTGGTGGCGTAGCAGGCGGAACATTAGGAATAATTTCTATAACTGCTGGAGCTAACGCAACTAGAGTTGGAAATTATGCTAATGTTGGAACTTCTGATGTAAGAATGCTTTTAACTAATACTAATACTGGTACTGGTACAGGATTCTTAACTATAAGATACATTCAGAATAACAATTTAAGTTAATAAATAATTAAGTGCTCCTTCGGGAGCACTTTAAATAAATAGGAATAAAATATGAGTACATATCCAGTAGATGTAAAAGCGGTACAAAAATCAACTGCTGCCACACACACGATATTTGCAGGACCAGGTAGAATTGTAGGTCTTTATATTAATAAAGAACCAAATGTTGCACAAAGCACTGTTACTTTACAAGATGACAGCACAACTGTTGCAGAATTTACAGTTAGAGCTACCACTAATACTAACGGAGACGGTTTAACAGAATACATTCAGTTTCCAGGTACAGGTATCAGATGTGCAACAAGTATTAAGTTGACAATTGCAACTGCAGTTACATTTTGTACAGTAATATTTGGTTAGGAGTTTTAAGTGGCTACAATTACTTATACAGTCACTGTAGCAAGTGGCACAAACCAATATGGAACCGGTAATAAATTTTATATTAACGGTGAGGTAAGTCCTGTCTTGTATTTACAAGAAGGCAACACATATATTTTTGATCAATCAAATTCTAGTAACGCTGTAGGCGGAACACACATTTTAGCATTTTCAACAACAGCTAATGGTACACACGCAGTACCAGCAGGAACAGCTTATACTACAGGAGTTACAACTACAGGAACACCTGGAACTGCTGGAGCAAATACAACAATAGTTGTAGCTCCGGTTAGAACAACAGGCGCTCCATTATTATTTTATTACTGTACTGCTCACAGTGGCATGGGTAATACAGCACAAACTATTTCTCCAACTTCTGGAGAAACAGAATTTAATCCACAAATAGATGAGATAATAGAAGAAGCTTATGAAAGAACAGGTGTATTAGGAACTAGAACAGGTTATCAATTAAGGTCAGCAAGAAGATCTTTAAATATATTATTTCAAGAATGGGGAAACAGAGGAGTTCATTTATGGAAAATTAAACTTGCAAAAGTTCCATTAGTAGAAGGTCAAGCAGAATATAATTATGCATCTGATTCTACAAATTTTCCTGATGATATTGATTCAGTATTAGAAGCATATTATAGAAACAATTCTGATACAACAGCACCACAAGATATTGCACTTACAAAAATAGATAGATCTGCTTATTCTGCTACACCCAACAAATTAGCCAAAGGCACACCTTCACAATATTATGTACAAAGACAATTAAATCCAAGTATATTTTTATACACTACACCAAGTTCAAGTGTATCTGATTCTACTACACCAAGTAATTTTCAATTTTGTTTTTATTATTTAGCAAAAATACAAGATGTTGGCGCATATAATAATACATCAGATGTAGTTAATAGATTTTATCCATGCATGATTTCAGGTCTTGCATATTATTTAAGTCAAAAAGTTTCACCAGAAAGATCTGGAGAACTTGAAAGAAGATATGAAAGTGAAATGTTAAGAGCTCTTGATGCAGACAATCAAGGCACATCTAGTTTCATATCACCACAAACATTTTATGGAGATGGAGTATAATGGGTAAATACGCGTCAGGTAAAAGATCTTTAGCAATTTCTGATAGATCAGGAATGGCATTTCCATATACAGAAATGGTTAGAGAATGGAATGGATCGTTAGTTCATTATTCAGAGTTTGAGGCTAAACAACCACAACTTGAACCAAAACCTGTAGGTAGTGATCCACAGGCTTTATATAATCCAAGACCACAACCTGCATCAAAAACAAGTTTAATACTTTTAAATAACAATCCATTTACAACTGTTATCTCTGGTGGAACAACTTATGTAAATGTTTTTTCAGAAGATCATCAAAGAGCAGCAAATTCTATTGTAAGATTTAGAGGACCTCCTGTTGTAACTTCTGCTGGACCCGCTGGATCAGATTTAATTGAACAACCTAAATTAAGAAATTTGCAAGCTTTTGCAACCATACCTACATTTGACAATGTCAGTGATTTAAATAATGCAAATGGATTTACAATTGCATTAGGACAAATAGATTCTGCAGGGAATGTTACAGGAAATACAACAACGGATTCTTTAACAGATCCAATAAATTATTTTTATATAACAAGCACTAGTAATGCTACAACAGGCGGTGTAGAAGGTGGTGGAGATAACTGTTCAGCAGGACCAGTAACATTAGAGGTAGTAAACGGATAATGGCATACACTTTAACAAATTTACAAGACGATATAAGATCATACACAGAAGTTAGTTCTACAGTTTTAAGTAGCACTGTTCTTGATACTATAATTAAAAATTCAGAAAATAAAATTTACAGAGAAGTTGATTCAGATCAAGATAGATTTTATGCAACTTCAAACGCTATTGTTGGAAACAGATATGTTACAATTCCTGATGATTTAAGATTTATTAGATATGTACAGTTCAAAGATCAAGATGGAAATCAATTCTATTTAGAACAAAGAGATACTAGTTTTATGGCAGAATATTATTCTACACCGGGAACTCAAGCTGTAGATATTCCAAGATATTATGCTAATTGGGATGAAGAATTTTGGGTAATAGCTCCAACACCAGATAAAACTTATGAAATTACACTGGCATATAACAAACAGCCAGAAACAATAACAGATACAACGTCTACTCCAGCTCCAGCTACAAATGGAACTTATCTGTCAAACAAATATCAAGATTTACTTTTGTACGCTTGTCTGGTAAATACATATGCATACTTGAAAGGTCCTCAAGATATGTTACAATACTATCAAGGGGCTTATGAAAAAGCTTTAATGTCTTATGCTATTGAACAACAAGGTAGAAGACGCAGAGATGAATACGGTGATGGTGTAATTCGTACTGTTTTAGAGTCTAAGAACCCATCAAGTAATAAATAAGGAGATAAAATAATATGGCAAATATAATACCAAATAGTTTTAGAGGTGCTTTGTTTGAAGCTAATCATAACTTTAAAGCTTCAGGAGGAAATAACTTTTCACTTTCTTTATATACAACTAATCCATATTCAACAGCTTCAACTGTGTATTTATCAGGAACTGGAAACGGTGAAGTAGATACGACAGGTGGAACTAACTATTCTGTAAAAGCATTAACAAGATTTGGAGTTGCATCAAGCACAGCAGTTGCTTCAGTCGACTTTGATAATGTAGTTTATAGTAGTGCATCTTTTACTGCAGCTTTTGCAGCAATTTACAATACAGATACAGTTGATGGAACGGCAAATAGATTAGTAGTGGTTTTAGATTTTGGTGGTAACAAGACAGCGACGAATGGTACTTTTACTATTACGTTTCCTGATCCGACTACACCGGCTAATGCAATTATTAGTATGAGTTAAGGAGAAAATTTATGGCGTTGGTAATAAATGACAGAGTAAAAGTAACAAGCACAACTACTGGCACCGGTGCGTTTGCACTTGGAGCAGCAGTAACTGGTTTTGAAACTTTTGCACAAGGCATAGGAAACAGCAATACAACTTACTATTGTATCTTTAATCAAGGTACGAGTGAGTTTGAAGTTGGACTTGGAACATTAGATGGTACAAGTGCAAATTTAACAAGAGGATCAGGAGCTACAATTTTTAGTAGTTCTAACTCAGATTCAGTTGTTGATTTTGGATCAGGTACAAAAGATGTATTCTGTACTTTACCAGCAAGTAAATCGGTTTATCTGGATTCAACAGGTACACCAGTAGGAGCAGCTTCAGCAGGTTTTGCACTTGCAATGGCTGTTGCGTTATAAATAGGAAAAAAATATGGCACAAGATTTTAGAAACAATTTACAAAGAAACGTTGGTACATCACCAGTCGATTTAGTAGTTGGTGGTAACTATGATGCTGTTATAGGTATTAGAATCTGTAACACTACCACTAGTACTGTTTTAGCTAGTTGTCAGATTGTAAATGGAGGAAATGATCACTTTATTGCAAAAGAAGTTAGTGTTCCACCAAACTCTGCAATCGAACTAATTCAAGGCGGTGCAAAAATTGTTTTAGAAAGTGGTGATACTCTTAAAGCACAAAGCAACACTGCTTCGTCTTTAGATATCGTTACATCATTTATTGACAGTATTAGTACATAGGAGAAATTATGACGGCAATAGTAAATGGAATCCAATACATCGGAGGTGGAACGGCTCCAAATGAATTTATAAATAATCAAGCAGGTACAATTGATGGCACACAAACTGTCGAGAACGGTGTTCTTGCAGGACCTATCACTATACCTGGTACAGTAACAGTAACAGGGACTTTAGTAATAGTATAATGTCAAAGATAGAAGTAGATGCAATAACACAACAATCAGGATCAACACTTACAGTTGGTGGTGGAGCTAGTAAAACTGTTGTTGCTGATGCAACTACTGTAACTTTAGGTAGATGTGGTGGAACTGTGGCATTAGCTAGTGGTGCTACTCAAACAGGATTTGGTAGAACAGGAACTGTAGATTGGCAAACAGGATCAATTAAAACGACTACATTTACCGCAGCCAATGGTGAAGGCTATTTTGCAGATACATCTTCAGGTGGTTTTACAATGAACTTACCAGCAGGATCTGCTGGAGCAATCGTATCGGTTGTTGATTATACAAATACTTTTCAAACAGGTAATTTAACAATATCCCCTAATGGTTCAGAAAAAATTGGTGGAGTAGCTGCTTCTTTTGTAGCGAGTACAGAAGGTCAATCTTTAACTTTTGTTTATGTTGATGGAACAGAAGGATGGAAAAACGTTCAAGATTCAACAAGTAATGCAACAGGTAATGCTTTTTTAGTAGCATCAGGTGGAACAGAAACAACGTCTGGTAATTGTAAAATTCATACATTTACAGGACCTGGTACTTTTACAGTATCTGCTATTTCAACAAATTGTGCAGCTGAAAATGTAGTTTCATATATGGTAGTAGCTGGTGGTGGGGGTGGAAGTGGTGGACCGTCAGGTGATGCTGGTGGCGGTGGTGGAGCCGGTGGTTTTAGAGAATTAAAAACTCCTTTAACTCCATATACAGCAAGTCCATTAGATGGTTATCCATCTTCACCTAACAGAGTAACAGTTACAGCAACAGCTTTTCCAATAACAGTAGGTGCTGGAGGAACAGGAACAAATGTTTATCAAACAGCTGGTGGTACGGGTGGCACTTCTACATTTTCAACGGTGACATCAGCAGGTGGTGGTGGCGGTGGTGGTAATACTACAGCCGCACTTACCGGAGGTTCTGGTGGTGGAGGCGGAGGCGGTGGATCTCCTCCTGGTACAAACACTTTTCCAGGAGCCGCAGGAAACACTCCTCCTACAAGTCCACCACAAGGAAACACAGGTGGAGCTGGCGGTGCACAAGGTCCAGGAACAGATCAAAGAGGTGGTGGTGGCGGTGGAGCTACAGCAGTAGGTCAAAATTCTCAACCAACAGTTCAAGGTGGTGACGGTGGTGCTGGAGCAACAACATCAATTACAGGAAGTCCAACAGCTTATGCTGGTGGTGGAGGTGGTTATTCATCTCCAGTTACAGCACTTTCATATGGGACTGGTGGAACAGGAGGCGGTGGAAATGGATCATCACAGTGCCTTTCTGCAACCAACGGAACTGATAACCTCGGAGGAGGAGGTGGTGGAGCAGGTGGTCCTGTTAGTCCCTCTTCAGGTGGAAATGGTGGTTCAGGTGTAGTAATAATAAGGTATAAATATCAATAATTATGACAAGTAAAATTAAAGTAGATAATATAAATAAAGTTTCAGATGATTCAAACATCATCAATAAATGTGGTACAACAGTAACTGTTGGAGCTGCTTCTGATGGAGTTAGAACAGGTTCAAATAATTTACAAGCATCAGATGGTGGAAATTTAATTAGTCAATGTGGAGCTACAATTACTATTGGTGCTAGTGGTGATACTATTTCTTTAGCATCAGGTGCATCACAATCAGGATTTGGTAGAGCAGGGACTGTTGATTGGCAGACATCGATTAAAACAGCAGCTAGTTTTACTGCAGTAAATGGCGAAGGTTATTTTGTAGACACTTCAAGCAATGCTATTACAGCAAATTTACCTGCAGGTTCTGTTGGTGCAATTGTATCTTTCAAAGATTATGCACAAAATTTTGATACAAACGCTTTAACTATTGCTGCAAATGGTTCAGAAAAAATAGACGGTTTAACTACCGATTTAGTTTTAAGTGCAGAAGGTCAAGCAGTTACTCTTGTTTATGGAGATGCAACAAAAGGTTGGCAAGCAGTGAATAGTAATGATGTTGTTAACGAAATTAAATATATAGCTGCTTCAGGAGGTAGTGAAACTACTGTTTGCACAAATTTCAAAGTTCATACATTTACAGGACCAGGCACTTTTACAGTTTCTTGTGCAGGTAATGCAGCTGGTTCTAATACTGTTTCTTATGTAGTAGTAGCTGGTGCTGGCGGAGGTGGTGGAGAGCAAAGTGGCGGTGGTGGAGCTGGCGGTTATAGAGAAGGAAAATGTACTTCTGATCCATATACTGCATCACCTTTAAACGCACCAGCAGGTTTACCAGTTACAGCTCAAGGTTATCCTATTACTGTTGGAGGTGGTGGAAATGGTGGCTCAAACCCTGACACAAATGCAACAGCAGGTTCTAATTCAGTTTTTTCAAGTATAACATCAACAGGAGGAGGTAGAGGTGGTACTTCTACTGATCCGCACCCTGCTGGAGCCGCTACAACAGGTGGTTCAGGTGGTGGAGGTGCTACACTTGGAGGATCAACAGGAGCAGCAGGAAATACTCCCCCTGTTAGTCCACCTCAAGGAAATACTGGTGGAAATGGAGCAGGTGCACCTTACGTAGGTGGCGGTGGTGGAGGAGCTGGCGCAGTAGGAACTAATGGAGCTGGGAATCCTGGAGGTGCAGCACAGGCAGGACCAGGAGGTAATGGTGTAGCATCTTCAATAACATCATCACCGGTTACAAGAGCTGGTGGAGGTGGAGCTGGAGGCACAGGAGCAACTGTCGGTGGTAATCAACCTTACAACGCATCTACAGGCGGTTCAGGTGGTGGCGGAGCAGGAGCACCAGACAGTCCAAGTACAAATGGAACAGCAGGAACAGCTAATACTGGCGGTGGTGGAGGTGGAGGTAATTTACAAAACCCTTCTAGCACTGGAGGTAACGGTGGCTCTGGTATAGTAATAATAAGGTATAAATTTCAATAGGTAAATTATGAGTGAAGTAAAAGTAAATAAAATTAGTCCACGATCTGGAACAGAAGTAACACTAGGTGATAGTGGCGATACGTTCACAATTCCTAGTGGTGCAACAATTAATAACCAAGGAACGGCGACAAACTTTGGTGCAACAGGTTCAGCGTCTTGGACAACAACAGTTAAGACATCAGGTTTTACAGCGGTTGCTGGTGAAGGATATTTTTGTGATACAACAAGTGGAGGATTTTCAGTTAATCTACCAGCAGGAACACCTGGAGCAGTGGTTGCATTTAAAGATTATTTAGGAACTTTTGATACAGGCACTTTAACATTAGTTCAAAACGGTTCAGATAAAATTGGTGGTTCAACGATTAATGCAACTCTAACTACAGAAGGCATTGCAGTTACATTAGTTTTTATAGATTCAACACAAGGTTGGTTAGTAACAGATTCAGGTTTACAAGACGAAGCACCAACAGCACAATATATTGCTGCAACTGGAGGAACCATTATTACTTGTAGTGATCACAAAATTCACGTTTTCACAGGACCAGGAACTTTTTGTGTTTCTAATGCAGGAAATGCTGCAGGGTCTAATAAAGTTTCATATATGGTAGTAGCAGGTGGTGGTGCGGGTGGTGGAACTAATAGACAATCTAGACCTGGTAGTGGAGCAGGAGCAGGGGGTTTTAGAGAAGGTAAAGCACCTGCATTTGAAAGTTATACAGCTTCTCCATTAGTAGATTCAGATGGTTTAACAGTGCCAGCAACGGCTTATCCAATAACAGTAGGTGCTGGTGGAACAGGTGGAGCAGGAGTTAATGGACCATCTTCAAGTGGAGCTAATTCTATTTTTTCAAGTATTACGTCAGCCGGAGGCGGAGCAGGAGCATCACCTGGTGCCGATGAACACGCTGCAGGCGGATCAGGAGGAGCAGCAAGAGCAGGAGGACCAGTAGGTAAATGTGGAAACACACCTCCAGTTAGTCCACCTCAAGGTAATGCAGGTGGAAATGGAGGACCTTGTGCTGTAAACTTTTCTACAGGTGGTGGTGGTGGAGCTACAGCTGCTGGAGGTAATTCACCAAATCCTTGTGTTGCAGGTGCAGGTGGAGCTGGAGCTGGAACAGCTATTACAACATCAACTTGTTATGGAACACCAGGTCCAAGTGGTTCTTTAAGATACTATGCTGGTGGAGCAGGTGGAAATGTTTGGGGACCATCTGGTGGAGCTGGTGCAGGAGGTGATGGTGGTGGAGCTGCGGGTAAAAATGGAAATCCTTATGCTGATGGAACAGCTGGAACAGTAAATACTGGTGGTGGAGGTTCAGGAGCTTCTGGAGGACCAGGATATCCAGCGACTGCTGTAACAGGTGGTAATGGTGGTAGTGGAATTGTTATTATTAGATACAAATTTCAAAATTAATATGTATTTACTAGTATTTAAAATTAATATATAAGGAGAAACATTATGGCACATTTTGCAAAACTAGGAGCTAATGGAAAAGTTATTCAAGTGTTAACTATGGATAACGATAAAATGTTAAACGCTGATGGTGTTGAAGACGAAACAGTAGGTCAACAGTGGTTAGAAACACACAACAACTGGCCTGCACAAATGTGGATTCAAACATCTTACAACACAACACAAAACACACATAAATCTGGTGATAACTCAAAAGCATTTAGAGGAAACTATGCAGGTATAGGTTATACTTGGGACGAAGATAATAATATCTTTTGGCCTAAATCACCTTATGCATCTTGGGTAAAAGATACTACAACTGCATCTTGGAAATCACCAATCGGTGATGCTCCAGCATTAACTGCAGAACAAGAATCACAAAATACAGCTAATACTCATCAATGGGGTTATGTTTGGAATGAAGCTAATCAATCTTGGGACTTGACAGATAACAACGCATAAATTAAAAATGGTGGTGGTATGCAAAAGAAAGTATTAAGCGAACAGGCTTTATATTATGGTGATGTGGCAATGCCTAAAGATTGGGACATTGACCGAGATAAATTATCAGGCGATATTTTACAATCAGTAATTCAAAACAAAGATTTTCCGTTCTCGCGAACATTTGATATGTTGAATACTTATATGAGAGATCATATAAATTTAGACTATGGATTTACTTTAGTTAATAAAGAAACTTGGGGTAACATCTATAAACCTAGCGAGACTACAATTCCATTATTAAATATAGATCCAGTAGATTTACGAAACTCACCAGATTATACATTTTTATATGGTGTAAAAGTCAAAGACTGTATGGTCAGAATACACTATGAAGATAATAGACGTAAAGGTAGAAGTTGGGATATACCACTTAAAAATAATATGTTTATTATGTTTCCATCTACAAATATGTATTACTTAACTAACAATCAAAAGGATAGTTTAAATTTTGTACAAACTATATTGTATGAATATATCTAATTATATTTTTATAAGCGATAATTTTTTAAACAATATAGAATGCGATAAATTAATAGATTATTATTACAAAAATAAAGATAAAATAATTACTAAATCAAATTATATTTATTGTGATATGCAACCAAACAAATTTTTAGAAAAAAAATTAAATAAAATTCCTTCTTTGTATGAAAAAAAATATCCTGAAGCTAGTATAACATTTGACAAATGGTATTTGGATGAGATTAGAATAAAACATTTTAAACCAAAAAATAGTTTTGACAATTGGCATTCGGAACATTCAACAAAAGCTCCTTTAAGAATGTTAGCTCTTCAAATATATTTATCTTCACATAAATGTGGAACTAAATTTTATCGTTATAAAACAATAAAATCAGAAAAGGGAAGATTAGCTATTTGGCCTGCATATTTTACTCACACACATAAAGGACAAGTTTGTCCAGATAATTTGAATAGATTTATTTTTTCTGGATATTATAGGTTTAAGAATGAATCTATTTAATTACTATTGGTATTTTACGAGTGTTCTAACACCAAAGTTCTGTGACGATGTAATAGCTTATGCTAATCAACAAAAAGAAACAATGGCTATTACTGGTGGTTATGGAAGAGAAAGAGATTTAAATAAAAAACCATTAAACAAAGAAGAAGTAAAAGATTTAAAAAGAAAAAGAAACTCTGATTTAGTATGGCTTAATGACACTTGGATATATAAAGAAATACACCCATATGTTCATGAAGCAAATAAACAAGCTGGTTGGAATTTTGATTGGGAAAGATCAGAATCTTGTCAGTTTACAAAGTATAAATTAAATCAATATTACGATTGGCATTGTGATAGCTGGGATAAACCATATGATAGAAAAGATCCTAACAATTCAGAACATGGCAGAATTAGAAAACTATCTATGACTTGTCAGTTAACAGATGGATCAGAATACAAAGGCGGTGAATTAGAATTTGATTTTAGAAACTATGATCCACATATGCGAGATGAATCAAAACATAGAATACAATGTAAAGAGATATTACCAAAAGGATCTATTATTGTATTTCCTAGTTTTGTGTGGCATAGAGTTAAACCAGTAACATCAGGCACAAGATATAGTCTTGTAGTATGGCATTTAGGGAGGCCTTTTAGATAATGTTTATAAATAGTTATTTTCCAACCATAGTATGGAGTGAGGAAAAACCAGAGTTTGTTAAATCGTTAAATAAAGCAAGTAATAAATATATTACTGATGCTCGTAAAAGAGAAAAAGAATTTATAAAAAAAAACGGTGACTTTGGCAGATCGTATCATTCAACACCACTTACAACTGACAATGACTTTTTAGATTTTAGAAATTACATTGGTCAAAAGTCTTGGGAATATTTAGACCATCAAGGTTATGATATGCAACAATACACAACTATGTTTTCTGAATTATGGGTACAAGAGTTTGCTAAAAAAGGTGGGGGTCATCATTCAGCACACATACATTGGAACCAACACGTATCAGGTTTTTACTTTTTAAAGTGTAGTGATAAAACTTCTTTTCCAATATTTCACGAACCGAAGACTGGTGCAAGATGTACAAAATTAAAAATGAAACCAAAATTAAAAGGTGTGTGGGCAGGTCACGAACAATTTCATTTAAAACCAAAACCAGGTACATTAATTATATTTCCAGGTTATTTAGAACACGAGTATGCAGTAGACTTCGGTATTGAACCATTTAGATTTATACATTGGAATATACAAGCAGTGCCAAAAGAAATGGCAAAAGATGTTTAAAAAGAAAAAGTATACAGTTATTCGTCAAGCAATATCAAAAGACCTAGCAGCTTTTATTGCAAATTATTTTTTAATGCAAAAACAAGTTTATGATACTTGTAAAGCTTCAAGATACTTTTCACCTTTTGAAAACATTATAGGGTCTTATGAAGAGCCAGATGGTCAAATACCAAATACATATTCTCAATATGCTAATATAGCTATGGAAACTTTGTTACTTAAATGCCAACCTAAAATGGAAGAAGTAACAGGATTAAAATTATATCCTGCTTATACTTATGCAAGAATATATAAAAAAGGTGATGAACTTAAAAGACACAAAGATAGATTTAGTTGTGAAATATCTACAACTATGAATCTTGCTGGTGATGACTGGCCTATATATCTAGAGCCATCTGGTAAAGAAGGTATGAAAGGTATCAAGGTAGATTTAAAACCAGGAGATATGTTGGTTTATTCTGGCTGTGAGCTAGAGCATTGGAGAGAAAAATTCAAAGGCAAAGAATGTGTGCAAGTTTTTCTGCATTATAATAATCGTAAAACACCAGGAGCAAGAAATAATATGTTCGATACTCGTCCACATTTAGGTCTTCCTTCTTGGTTTAAACGATGATATAATTCTTAGATGGAGACAGGGCACCACCACATACCCCCTGTCTCCTTTTAAGGATTTTTTATGAGTTTAGGATTTGACGCAATATCAGCATTACCATTTGCTACATCGGGACCCGATACAGATGTAAACGTATCGGTAACAGGTAATTCACTTACAATTACTATTGGTAGTGTAGGTATTATTGCTGATGCAGTAACAGAAAATTTAACACCCAATCAAGTTACATTAGGTACAGGAACTTTAACTATTACAGCTGATGCTAATCACACAGTTACAGGAAATGCAGTATCTTTAGGTATAGGTGCATTTACAGTTAATATAGATACTAACGTAACACCTTCTGGAAACTCGTTGACCTTGGCTACAGGAAATGTTACAATAACTGCTGACGCAAATGTAACACCTGATGCTACTAGTTTATCTTTAGATACAGTGGAACCAGGAGTTATTACGTGGAATGATATAATACCAGGAGCAACAATGGTTTGGACACCAATAAAACCGTACTAATATGGCATCAACTTATTCAACAGATTTATCAATAGAACTTGTAGCAACCGGTGAAAAAGCTGGTCTATGGGGAGCTATTACAAATACTAATTTACAATTATTACAAACAGCAGCATCAGGTTATGTAGAAGTAACTTTAAGCACTGGCACAACTACGTTAAGTTTGGCTGACGGATCGTCAAGCGCAAACGGTAAAAATCTTTATATTAAATTAACAGGAACTTTATCTGGTAATGCTAGTTTAGCTATGCCTGCAACAACATCAGGTGGTAATGCAAACAGAGTATTTTTTGTAGAAGATGGTACAACTAGAGGCGGAGCTGCAGATAGTTATACTGTAACTTTATTAACTACAGGTCAAAGTGCATCTACACAAGTTCCTCTTCCAGAAGGTGCAACAGCTTTAGTTTATTCTAGAGGTAGTGTACCAGCAACAACATTAGGAATGTTACAAAAAGGAATGACATCTGTAACTGCAGCAAGTAAAGTTGCATATACAGCAGTTGCAGGAGATCAAATTGTAGTAGATACAGTTGCTAACCCTGTAACAATTACACTACCTGCATCACCTGCAGTTGGTGATGAAGTCACAATTATGGATGGTTCAGCATCAAATGGTTTTGCAACAAACAATTGTATTATTGATAGAAATAGTGAAAACATAGAAGGCGCTGCTGCTAATGATACTCTTGCTACTAATAATCAATGTGTAACGTTAATATACGCTAACGCTGCAAAAGGTTGGCTATATAAATCTACTAATCAATAGGAGCTAAAAAGATGGCTCTGACTCAAATCAAATTCGCACCAGGAGTTGATAAACAAGACACTAGCGTTGGCGCTATAGGTCGTTGGGTTGATTCTGATAATGTAAGATGGAGATATGGATTACCAGAAAAAGTTGGTGGTTGGCAATCTTTACTACAAGATTCTATTGTAGGTGTAGTTAGAAAACAACATGCTTTTGTTGATACAGAAGGCAATAGATATATTGGAATAGGTACAGATAAATTTTTACTTTTGTTTTTTGAAGGACAGCTTTTTGATATTACTCCTGTAAAAACTACAATTACCGGAGCTACTTTTACTTTTAATGGTAGCACTACAATTACTATTACAACATCTGCTGCTCATGGATTAAGTGAAGGTGATATTATACAATTAGATTCTGTAACTTTACCTGGAGGAACAGGTTTAAATGCATCAGATTTTGAAGATAAAACTTTTCAAGTTATTACAACACCCACAGCAACTACTTTTACTATAACTTTTACAAGTTCTGGATCTGCAGCTTCTGGTGGAAGTACAAGTATTATTCCATACGAACCTGTTGGGCCTGCAGCTCAAACTTATGGTTATGGTTTTGGTATCAGTCAATATGGTGGTACAGTGCAAGGAGCACAAACAACAACTTTAAACGGAGCGTTGCTCGCGGATACTGCAGGTACAGGTGGATCGGGTACATCAATAACTTTAACATCGGTTACAGGTTTTCCAACAAGTGGTGGAACAATTGCTATAGGAACAGAATTAATAACGTATACTGGAGTAAGCTCAAATGATTTAACAGGTATAACTAGAGGTACAAACGGAACTGCAGTTTCTGGAACAACAGGACAAGCTCACAGTGATGGTGCAACTGTTACCAATGCTACAGATTTTAGTGGATGGGGGAGCGCAGTTGAAGCAGATACAATTACACTTGAACCTGGTCTTTGGTCTTTAAGTAATTTTGGTGAAGTTTTAGTTGCAACAATTGCTAATGGAAAAACTTTTACATGGAATGCAGGAGCGACTACACCATTAACTACCAGAGCAGCTACTAACACATCTGGATTTGCAACTACAAATAATCCAACAGCTACAAGAATTACTTTAATATCACCAACCACAAGACACTTAATTCATTTTGGTACAGAGGTAACTATTGGTTCACCTACAACTCAAGACGATATGTTTATTAGATTTTCTGATCAAGAAGATATTGATGCTTATACTATTTTAGCTACTAATACTGCAGGTTCGCAAAGACTACAAGATGGTACAAAAATTATGGGAGCATTAGTTGCAAAAGAAAACATACTAGTTTGGACTGATAACGCTTTGTATACCATGAAGTTTGTTGGAGCTCCATTTACATTTGGATTTGAACAAGTAGGTACTAACTGTGGATTGATTGGTAAAAACGCTGCAATAGAAATTGATGGTGTTGCTTATTGGATGGGCAGTAATGGTTTCTTCTCGTTTGATGGTACAGTTAATACCTTACCATGTAGTGTTGAAGATTATGTTTATGATGATTGTGCAACTACAAAAGGTCAACAAATAAATGCAGGTATCAATAATTTGTTTACAGAGGTTACGTGGTGGTATCCAACATCAGGATCTGATTTTAATAATAGATATGTGGTTTACAATTATGGTGTAACCAATAATCCTTTACCTATGGGTAATTGGTACACAGGCACAAATACAAATGCAATACGAACTACTTGGATGGATTCATTAGTATATCCTAAACCTTATGCTACAGCATATAATAGTTCTAACAGTGGTACCTTTCCTACAATTATAGGTGAATCAGGATTAGGTCAAAGCGTATTGTTTGAACACGAAACGGGGACCGATCAAGTTAATCCAGATGGAAGTGTAACCACATTGACTTCTTTTGCACAATCATATAATTTTTCTTTGCAGACAGATCAAGGAGCTGCAGAATACTTTTTAGCAATGAGAAGATTTTTACCTAATTTTAAAAATTTGCAAGGTAATGCTGTAATGACAATTTCTATTTCAGACTATCCTGCAGATCCAAATACAACATCTACTTTAAGTCCTTTTACTGTCAGCACTAGCACAACTAAAGTTGACACAAGAGCAAGAGGTAGGTATGCAAGTCTTAAAATAGAAAATACAGGGTCAGCTGAGACTTGGAGATTTGGAACTTTTCAAGCAGACCTGCAACCAGATGGAAGGAGATAAACCATGAAAAAAGGTTATCATAAAACAAAAGATGGTAGAACGGCTAAGAAAGGTCTTTACTACTACATGAATAGAGCCAAAAAAAGAGGCACTAGCAGACCAGGCAAAGGCACTGTTACAGACAAAGCTTTAAAAAGATCTGCAAAGACGGCGAAAAAATAATGGATCAAGCTAGACGAGGATATGGTAAAGCATATTTAAATCGTATTGCTATGGCGTCGGGTGGTAAGACACCCGCCTGGCAAAGAAAAGAAGGTAAGAATCCTTCTGGCGGTTTAAATAAAAAAGGAGTTGCTTCTTATAGAGCAGCTAATCCTGGATCAAAATTAAAAACTGCTGTAACAACTAAACCGTCTAAATTAAAAAAAGGATCTAAAGCTGCCAAGCGTAGAAAAAGTTTTTGCGCTAGGATGAAAGGCATGCGTAAAAGACAAAAGCCTAGTAATAATACAGGTGATGATAGATTATCTAAATCACTTAGAAAGTGGAATTGTTAAATGACAAAAGTAGTAGTTAGATTACCAGAACCTAAAAAAGAATATAGTGAAGACAATCAAAGACAAATTAACAGAGCGTTAACTGCAATTATAGAACAGTTAAACTCAACATATTTAACACAACAAAAAGAAGACCAAGAACGATTTACTTGGTTAGGTTTAGGTTAATGGCAAATATATATAGAAATCAAAAATTAAGTTTAACCAGCACAGCTGATACAGTTTTATATACTGTGCCTTCTAACTCAAGAGCAATTGTTAAATCAATTTTAATAGCAGAAGATGCAGCAGGATCTGCTACTGCTAAAGTAACATTATTAAATGCTTCTAGCACAGTTTTTGTTATAGATAATCTAGTAAGTTTATCTGCTAATGAAAACAAACAAGTGATATCAGAACCTTTAATTATGGAAGAAAGTGAAGTATTAAAAGTACAAGCAGCCAGTGGTGCTGTTGATGTTGTTGCATCGGTACTAGAAATTAACAGAGAGGATAAATAATGCCGTTTATTGAAACAGAAGCTTCTGTTAGGTATGAGACTATTAATGGTAAAAGAGTGCCAGTAATTACACCTAAAACAGAAGTAACATTAACTAATACAGAAACAGGCCAAGAATATATGTCAGACGCAGAAGCTTTAGCAGACGTTCAAAATGCTAATACCCCTACTAAATCAGAACATATACGAAGAGATGTAAATGTGACTGTAGAAGAAATAAAAATAGGCGCTGACTTTAACATCAGCGATTGACGAAGCGTAAAAAAACAAGTAAAATGCACGATACCGGCATATATACAAGAGTTGCCTTCTTGCATTTCAACAATATAATAGGAATTTAATATGGGATTTTTTTCAGGAATAAGACGTAGAGCTAGAAAGCTAATACCTAAAGAGCTAAAGCCTTTTTTACCCTATGCTGCAGCTTTAATTCCTGGATCTGCTCTTGGTTTAGGTGCTTTTGCTACAGCAAATCCTGCAACATACAAAGCCTTAATGGCAGGTGGCACTAGATTTTTGAGTGATGAAGATGCAGATTTAAAAGATGTAGCAACAGCAGGTATATTAGCAGCAGCTCCAACAGCATTAGATTCATATGTAGGTGGTTTAGAAACAAAACAAGGTCTTGGAAAATTTTTACACACACCTGGTAAAGGTAAAGATGCAGTTTCTATGGCAAAAACTATTTCACGATATGCTGATCCAGCTGGTGCTAAAGATATAGCTACAGTGGTTGGTGGTCAAGCTGCAATTGATGCAGGTATGCAAGCAGCAGAAGACGCAGAAGATAGAGAAAAAGAAGAAGATAGAAAATCAAAAGAATTTAAAGCAAAAAGAAGACAACAAATAAAAGATGTTTTTCTTGGCGCTGGTTATGGTGAAGAAGAAACAGAAGAAATGTTAGTTAGATATGGCTACGCTAGAGGTGGTGATGTAGATGATGAAGATGTAATAATGGAAATGGAAGAAGAAATTATTACGCCTTTTGATTTACAAAAAGAAGAAGGAGTTCCAATTGGTCCTATGGCTGGTCCTGATTGGTACATTAAAAGAATAGAAAATTTAGAATTTTTAGGTTACAGCTACGAAGAAGCAGCAGAGATAGCTTTTGATAGTGACAAGTATTATGAAATAGTTGGAATGGAATCTAAAAAAGATAGTGGTGGTATAAAAAGAATGGCATCTAATCCTAGCCCAGAAGCTGAAAGAAATGATGCAGCAATAAGTGTGTTTGGTAAACCGTTAAACATGTTAAGTTTAGATGAACTTGATCAATTAGATGAATACATAAGAAGTATGATGTCTAAAGGTGGTAAAGTTATGAACAAAGCAAGTATGCAAGGCTTTGGAAAAAAATATGAAGAATGGTTAAGAAAAAATAAACCAGAACTTTTTGTAAAAAAAGAAGAAAAAAATAAAAAAACAGAAAAAAAAGCTAGTGGTGGTAGAATAGGTTTTGACAAAGGTGGAATTTCAGAAGCAGCAGGATCTATTGTTGCTCAATTAGTTGCAAACGGAACACCTTATGAAGTAGCTATAGAAATGGTTAGAGAAGAATTTCCTGATAAAAGTGCAGAAGAAAGAGAACTAGATAAAAAAGAAAGATTAGAAGAATACAGAAAACAAAAACAAGATGAAGAGGAAGATGCAATATCTAGTAATCTTGGAATAGCAGCTTCTGGATTAGAACAAGCATTTGGTAGACCTTTTGGAAATGTACAACCTACACCTATGTTAAGATTTGCACAAGGTGGAGATGTTGAAGACATAGAAATGATGGACGAAGAGTTTGTAGGTGATGACGAACTTATGATGGAAGAAGGAGTTCAGATAGGTCCTATGGCAGAGGACGGTGAAACAGATGTAGAAGTTTTAATGGCTATGAAAGTAAGTCCAGGATTAATTGACGAGTATAGAAATTATGTTTTTGAATTAAAAGAATTAGATATGGAACATCAAATAGTACCATTTAGAGAATGGTTTAATACTACTTATGGTGCAGCTAGAATGGGTGTTAAAAAAGGTGGTAAGATAATTAAGATTATGCCTGAAGGTGTAATCTATAAAGGTAAGGCAAAAGACTATCCAGGTATCAAACAACTTATAAAAGACATGAAGAAAAAAGGTACAAGAAATAAAAAAGCTGAAGGTGGTCTTATGGAAACTAAAATTAAAAAAATGAAAAAAGATGGTGCTACAAAAGAAGAATTATATGAAACTATAATTTTAGGTAAAGATTATAAATATAAAACTAATCGTATTACAGGAAAAAGAAAAGGTAAAGCTGATGG